CTTCTGCTGACATAAACGCACTTGCAAACCCTGCTCTAGTTGTTTTGTATGAACGAACTAAATTAGCGGATGCTGCTTTCATATCGTCAATTCTTCCATCTTCTTTCATTTCAAGAGTACAAACGAATTTTTTACCGAATGTTTTATGTTCAATCAATTTTGAGAATCCCTGTTCTACGGTATCAAGTGGAAGCACTGCACCTTCAGCAACTTCTTGGAAAGTAGAAAATGAAGTAATAGAAGAAGTTTTTTCTCCAAATGATTTGGATTCTTTTACGTTAAAAATTGCATTTACATAATCATCGTATTTATTTTGTTCTGAATCAGCATCCATCATTACTGCTGAAAGAACCTGGTCCGTTACTTTCCATAAATCATCATTCTTACCACTATTTTTCGCAAATATTAAAGCCATAGTATATTACCCCCTAATTAAAATTTAACAAGTACTTCTGTACCTGATGCGCCAGTTCCGAGTTTCTTAACAATTGTTGCTACTCCACTTGTAGTAGTTGCGGTTACTTGTGCAGCATCTGAATGGATAGTTACTTTTGAACCATCTGTTACAGAACTTGCATCTGCTGCAAATGTTGTTTTATAAATCTGACCGCCATTTAAAGGAATTACTGCAATTTCTTTCATTCCCGATGCAGGTGCAACGTATTTAGATGCACAAATATGTGTAGGCGCTGTGGTTCCTGTTGCTTTTTCTAAAACACCGCCAGTGAAGTTTAATACATCTCCTTCTGCGTATGTGGTAGATGCTTTTGCTTGTTTTAAAACCGTAACTGCTGCGTTTGGATAAATATTACTCTTTACAAAATCAAACATGTTTTATACCCCCGTTTTATTTATTAGTTTTGTATATCTTTTGGTTAATTGTTCCACTGATTCTCCAGGGAAACTTGATTTCCATTCAGAAAGTTCTTCTGTTGGTATTGTGATAAGGTTTCCTGGACTTGTGTTTCCATCTGTTGCAGATAAATGGTCTTTTGATTTTGCTTTATTAATTGCGGATTGTTCTGCGGCTGCCTGTTTCTTACCAAGCAATTTGTCAAAATTCTCTATTTTATAAGCATCAACAAGGCTCATACCTGCGTTTACTTTTTCTGTAATTTTACTAAAATTTGGTAATTTTGCTAAATCTTCGATAGATTTGATATCTGAATCAATCTTAGAAATTTCTTTTATATCTGCTGTAATCTGTTTCTGAACTTCTAATTGTTGTAACTGCGCCATGGCTTCTTTTGCCTGTTTAACAATTGGATTTTCATTAATCAACTGATCTATTACTGATGGGTCAATCCCTGCATTTGTGATTTCTTCTTTTGCATCTACTCGTTTTTTGGCTTCAACCGCTTCGAGATACTCTTTAGCAGATGTAACTGGCTTTCCTGTCTCTGGGTTTACTGCGCCTTTGAATAGTTCTGCATATGCTTTATCAATTTCAGCCTGTTTGATGGCTGCTTTTTGTTCTGCTTCTCTACGAATGTTAGCATAAATTCTGTTTTGTTCTTCTGACTGTACATTTTGTTGTTCTGTTTCTTCAATTTCTTCTGTGGATTCTTCAGCAACAACTTCGGTGTCTGTATTTTCTGTTTCTTCTACAATGTTTTCAGGTTCAGCGAATTCCTGAATGTTCTCGCTTCCATCTGATTCTGCAAAAAATTGCAAATTCATTGGCATTAACATTTGTTTTTTCATTATTTCCCTTTCAATACGATGGATTTTTGCGCTTTTCCTTGCGAATTTGTGTTATTTTGGTACTTTCTACTAAAACATACTACGGATTTTAAGTATTTTCTACTGTTTTTTGTAAATTTATTACTTTTTCAACAACTTTTTTGTAATTTGTACACTGTTTACTTCTACAAGAGAATTCCTGCTCAACATTTCCATCTTCAAGAACCGTTGTTTTTGTTATGGCCATTTCAACTTGGCATTTCGGACATTGCATCTTGAATACCCCCTGTCTGTTCTTGTGGTGTGACTTGCTGTTGTGCGGATTGCATTTGTTCTAACTGCTGTTCTTGTTCAAGTAATTTCTGAACTTCAATCTCAAAGTCTTTTTTAATTTTGCCAGCATTAGGATAGTTGTTTTCTTCCATATATTTCCAGTATTTAAGGTTTGTGCGTGGGTCCCCAAGTGTTCCAAAGGCACCAGATTGTAACTTGAAATCCATTTGCGACCACATTGCTTCACGATTTGTCATGATTGTACTTGTAGGGTCTGTTTCAAAAATGAATTCATCATTCCAGTAATATTCCCCAGCTTCATCTTTTTCCAAAAATGAATATCTGTCAAAGAAATCAAACTCTGCTTCTCCATTTTGCCCAACAGATTGAAAAGGTATTTTTTGATCTGCATAAGCAAGCCAGAATTTAAACATCATTTCGTAAAGTTTTGAGTAGGCATCATTCTTCATAGTTCTTTTACTTTCAAGTCTGCCTGCTGCCTGATTAATTGCATACTGTTTAGATACACCAGACGTAGCAGAAGCATCATATTTACCCTGGAATGAATCTGTTATTCCTAATCCAGATTTAGCATATTGGTAGTTGTCATTGATTAAAACTCTATCAACTGAAACATCAGGCTTAATATCCATAACACTAAGCATTGCTTTTTGATTGGGGTCCTTTACGTTAACAACCCTTAATTCTTCATCTGTCATTTCAATTCTTGTATCAGGGTGCTTTGTAAAAATAGATCCACCGCCAAGAACCTTTTCATTGATTTTATTTCCAAACTTTTTAATGTTATCTTGTTGGTCAATAATGACTTCTACATCACTTGTACCTAAAAATCTATTTATCCTAGATACGTTTTTCCTAAGTACAATAGGCATACAGTTGGGTTTATAGTATGGAATCTCTACTTGTTTTTCGGTTTCAATCTTGATTTCGTTTCCAAGTTCATCAAGTATAGTTTCTTCTTCAAGTTCAAATGCACTAAGTTCCCCAAAACCTGTATTGATTTTTTTACCAAGTTTTTCAGTGTATTGTGGTTTCATTGAGAAATTTTTACTTCCGCATTCGCAAGCATCGGATTCTTTCTCTTTTCCGCACTTATCACATTTTTCATAATATCTTGATTGGTAGTCTGAAATATCTTCTAGGAAATAATCATCACACCAAGTAAACATTCCGATTGTTCCGTTTTCGTTTCTGTAGTAAGCAATGTTTACGGTTGCCAGTTCATCACTTGAAATTGCATTATCTCCACGAACCTGTGGGTCTTCTTCGCTTGCAGCAGATACATCAACTCCATATTTGGCTTTAATATACTTTTTAGATTGGCTAATTAGCACAAACAGATAATCCATTTTTTCAACTTCTGAAACTCCTGGTTGTGGAATTACATTGGTTGGATTTCTTTCAGATATACTGATACCACCGACATTTCTGTGGAATCCTTTTTTATTATCCCATTCAACATGCATAAAATCACCGCCCATAATAGGAGTGATTCTTTCTTGCATATCATTCATGGAACTAAGTTTCATAAGTCTAATTTCATTGGATAAAGCCTTTTCAATCATCTTTGCCCTGTTAATATCTTTTTCATGTACAGGAGTTACCTTAGGGGCTGGTATTGATGGTTCTACCTGACTTTCGATAAGTTCATAAACGATATTCCAAACGTTTGCAGACACTTTAGATGGCTTCTTGTTTTTGTTTGGGTTTCCTTCAACTTCCCTGCTACCTTCGTAGTAACTATTGTATTTACGCATTTTTGAAATATCTTCAGAATACTTTGATTTAGCATCATCTAATCTGCTTTGCCACATGGAAAGTTCTTTAGATTTTTCTGGTTCTTTTATAGACTGAATTGTTTTATCCATCATCCTTTTAATTCCCTTCGCTATGTTCATAGTGTTTTTGCTCATAATGGCTCTCCATATTTTTTGATTAGGTATTTTCTCTCGTTTTCACTAGCATTATTATAATCTTCCCACTGGTCCTGTGTCCATCTTTTATATTTTGCACCAACAACTCTTTCTGCTGAACGTGTCCAGTATACGCAAAAACAACGAATACTATCTACGTCATGTGTAAGTTCATGTGCTTTTTGGCTTTCATAAATATCTGGATTTCGTTTGTTTTTTTGTATTTTTTTAAGGCTATTCCAAAGATTTGGACATGTGCCTTTTAAAATAGTCATCTTCGCTTTGCCATTTCCATCTTCAGGTGGTTTTAACCATTCTTTCATGGATGCACAACCTGATTTTTTATTTCTACTTGTCAACAGTAAATCTATACCTGATTCTGAAAAATGGGCTGTTCTAGGTTTCCCGGTTAATTGGTCCCTACTTCCCAAATCATCAGGTCCAAGGAAATCAAGTATTTCTTCGTCTTCGTCAATCATATCTAGTATTTCTCTACACCCTGAACTGATTGGCAGATTTTCCATATCAAGTTCTTTGTAGAATTGAGCATTGCCTGAAGTATCTACCGCTACCCAATGAACAGATAACATATCCATTCCGTAATCTATCGTTACATAGCGCACAACGTTGCCTTCTAGTGGTTTATCTGTTACATGGTATTCTTCGCATACTTCTGGGAAAAATGCACCACCAGGTACTTCTAGTGCTTCTTCAATGGTTGCTGGATATTCTTGTGTGATTTTATCTCCAAGTGCTCGTTTAGTGTTATCGTACCACTCTTGATCACGTCTAGGGTCTGCGTGCCATGGAATAAATATCTTATTGAATCCGTTATTTTCATCAGTGAATATTTCTTCAAAAAGTGATCCACGTTCGATGGTTGAAAGTCCAATTACTTTACCGCCAAAAGGTCTGTTAATAATTGGAAAACCACCAGTCCAAATCTCTCTAGCAAATTGCTGAAAGGCCCATTCATCAAAAACAATTAAATCTGCTGTAAAGGAACGACCTGCACCAGGAGAACTTGGAAATGCTTTAAATATAGACAATGGCTTTGCGTTGTCTGCGTACATAACGGTTAGTTCTAATGCTGTAACTTTAAATGTTAAACCCGTCCAACCTTTAGGTATAAATTTTTCTTCGGAGATGAAAGCAGGCATATATCTAAAAATTACACCAAGTCTACGAACTAACTCTTTGGCTTCTTCTTCTGTCCTTGATAGACCTACAATAGTTCTACCTGGATTACAAATCATAAGCCACGCAACAATGTGAAGTACTAGCCACGAAAAACCTAATTGTCTTGCTTTTAGAATTACATTCCATTTGTTGTTTATGATACTTCTAAGTGCTCTCTTTTGCTCTGGCCATAAATCAAATTTTTGAATTAACTCTTTTGCATCTTTATCTTCAATATGTCCGTAGGTTTCAACAAAGTATTCGATGTTTTCACTACAGTAGTCGATTTCGGCTTGACGGAGTTCTTTTATATCTGCCATATGGTACCTTTCTGGAAATTATTTTATACAGTTGATGGTTTTTAAAAATTATAAAAAATATTTGAAAAAATTATATATAAAAAATTATTGGTAAAAATTATAGGTAGAAGTTTTAGACTTTAAAAATCATACTCTTTATGTTTCTAGGAGTTGGGCAGTAGAGAATTGGGTTCTGTTACTGCCCTGAAAAAGAATGAAAAAAACTTCGTGGTCGGTATGGGTGGTTATGCTAAATGCTTAATTGTAAAATATTTTGTTATAATGTGTTTAATAATTAGGTGTTTAGGTGTTTAGATTTAAAATATCTAAGTTTAAAATACTTGGGTAAATTATTTGCTATAAATTATTTAATATAAAATGCTTTGTGGCACTAGGTGGGCTAGTTTTGAAAAATTATATAAATTTTCTGATGGGGGTATGGTACCTATTTCGGCATCGTCTCGCTCCCCAGTGGTAGGGGGGGGTGGTATGGTCCAGGACCCACCAGCTGCAAAATATATTCTCTCTCAAAAATTCCTGCGCCTTGCATGATCATGTGCTTGTCTGCCAGAAATACTGCTGACGTGTTCGCATTTCGCCTGTTTATGTTTCAACTATTCGCTAATGTATAGTTTTGCGCATAGTTGACTATACACTTGTACCAACTTCGCTATATCGTTTTTGTGCTATTGTGCTAAAAACACCTTTCAAAGTACTATTTATCGGACTTATCGGAATTCAGTGCAATTCTTTGTGCAATTTTTTCCATGAGTTCTTTATCTCCTGGAGTTGTGATATTGGCTTCGACATTGACCGTATCGTCTGGTTTATCTCCTGCTGTATCTCTCATAAACTCCGCAGCCTTTACATTGCCCATATTCGCGCTCTGCAAAATCTTGGCTTGCATTACTGCATATGCTGTATAATCGCCATTTAGAAGGCTTTTAGCACCACCTAATATCTCGTCTATCTGCCTTTCTGTCATATTTGCAGAGAGTAAAGCACGTGCTATTTCTTTGCCTGTCTTCCTTGCCTTTCTTACTTCCCCTGATTTTATTCCGCCTAGACGTGCAATCTCTCGCTGTTCTTCTACTGTTCTCTCGGTAAATGAAACAAGGTTTTTATACTTCTTTTCCGGTTCTTCTTCTGGTACTTTAGGACTACTACTATCACCATTATCTTTATCACTTTTATTATCTTTTATATCTTTACTACCAGAGTTTATATCACTAGAGTTATTATTACTAGATACACTATTATTGTCTTTATCACTAGTATTAATATTATCTAAGTTATTAATATTATCTAAGTTATTAGTATTATTTATATTACTGTTTAAGTTATTATCAATATTATCATTATACATTCTCTATATCTCCTTTAAGTTTAATATTTTATTTATATATGTATTATTTATAACTATACTGTCTATAATACATTGTATATAACAATACTAAGTATAATTACTCTAAGTATAATAT